TATCATACCGACGCATAGAAGTAGCGGGTAAACTTGTCCTCGTAGCGGGCAGTGTTGCGCTTGCCACGGCACACCACCAGACGCACGTCGTCAGGTGCAACCCACACCCACCACGGATCACTGCCACGTGCCTTAATGGGTGCTTGTGCCCACAGTTCACCACGGATCACGTCACCGTGCTTGTCCTGAAAGTACACAGTCTGTCCAACGTGAGGCTTAACCCACTCGCTCACTGGCTGTGGTGTACTCAGCCGTTCAGTCAACCGCTCTACCTTGGTACTCATCATCCTCATCCTTTCTCGTTACTGTCAGCGTATCACAGATTACGGAATACGTGGACGTGGTAGTTACTCGCTGGCGCAGTCCAGTAGTCGTATTGCAGGTCGCGCGCCCATGATTCATAGTCGAAGTAGCGTGCGAGGGTGTCGTCCTCACGTCCCGCTAACACGAACTCATCGGCGGCATTGTCTGCGAAGTCTCGCCACGTCTGCCACTCACCCCGGTACGCTTCTTCTACAAGGTCAAGATCAACCGTGAGCACATCCTCAGAGAAGTTGTCACAGTACGCAGCGATCACGTCTAGCGGAGGGTAGTTACCCTCTATCTCTTGCAACCTAGTGGCCACGTCTGCGGCATGTTGTGGGGAACACTCGCCCTCAATCCATGGACTCATGTCGTGATCCATGCACCATGTTTCCTCGTGTTCTGCGTGCTTGCACTCCCACTCGGGTGCAGACTCAGCATCCACCCATTCTCCGTTAAGGTTTCCGTTGTTGTAACAGGCTAGGCAACCTACCCACACTTGGTAATCGCTCATCATCCTCACCCTTTCATCTTGTACTGTCAGTGTATCACGTTTGCTTGTATGCACGCGAGTAGTAATCATCAGCACCCTCTGTGTCTTTCCACGTGTCGTGATGCTGCATCATGGCTAGCACAGACTCGCCGCTACGCTTGAGAATCATGGTCAGTACCCCCGACTCACTAACTTACTCATCATCACTCACCCTCTACAATCTCCATCGTGCACTGCTGACAGACTGTGAACGTAGGCACGGGAATGCCGCCCGGTAACGTGATGCTCACGTATGACCACGCTGGACCGTCGTCACCGCACCCCGGCACAGAGTCGGTATACCCGCTCACAATGTCGTCACGACTCACGCTCAGTAGTTCCACGTCACACGGTACAGACTCACGAGTAATATTCATCGTCCTAATCCCTCCCATCCTGCCAGAACCTACGTACCCATTCCTTCCCGAACGGGACACCGAACCTACCCGGGTTACGTACCCACACTTGCACGTCACCCGCTACACCACTCTCGTATTGCATCACGACGTTATCCGATCCTACCGTGTCGCCGTGGAATAGCACAGTGTACGCAGACTCATTAGGGTACTCGATTACGCTACGGTATGTAGTGCGTCCTGCCATGCTGCCTACCTTGGAGATAGACTTGACTTTAGGCATTGTCCCCACCCCCGATGTTCTGGTATCCCTCACGCGCACAGTAGTTACATGGGTCACCATGGTATCGCACACCCTCACGGGTCACTCCGCACGCGTAGCACACTCCCCTACTCATCGTCCTCACCCTCACTCTCATCGTGCACGGTAAGCACGACGTTGTAACTACTCAGCAGCATGGCCTTAGTAGCCTCTAGCACTGCCTCATCGCCACCGTTCACTGCCGCATCCACTGTCATAGCGACACGGATACCCGCACCCTCACTCACTGCCGCGAATAGGTAGTGGTCGTCCTCATAATCCATGAGCACGTCACCCTCTGGTGTGCTCAGACTGTACGCTTTCACTGTCTCATCCTTTCTCTCTACTCTCTAACTGTATCAGATTCTCTAACGTCACGGTATCACCCTAACGGGTGAGCGCTCTCACCACTCCACAGACACGATACAAGTAGTAGCGCCATGGACCGAATCTTCGTGGCGATGCGCGATGTTCTTAGCGTCACGGTACGGGAAAGACTCACCACCGCACAGATACCCACCGCACTCGTTGCACCACACGTCGTACCACTCATCAGACTCATACATCACTCGTTACCCTTCTCTTCTGAACTACTCTCATCGTATCATGCTAGATTGTGTCATGGTATCACCCTAACGGGTGAACTCCTCACAGTCTGAATCGCATACGCGTTCTAGACTCACGTACTCCCACTCATTCACCATAACCCACGGTACGCCGCTATCTGCCGCGATACTCGCAGACTCCGCACGTGTGGCGCATGGCGCACACAACTCAATGTCGTCACACTCGCACTCATCGGGTAGCAACTCATCTACCCGATCCCTCCATGCGTCGGTAGGCGAGTAACCCTCACTCACAGTGTCACGCAGACAGTCTACGTTAGTAGGCAGATACCCACCCACTAACCCATTGAGCACGTGATAGTGCGTACCCGTATCACTCATCACTCTCACCCTTCTCTATCGTCACGGTATCACGTACCCGTGACTTATGAATCTCGCCGCATTCAGGACAGAACACGGGATAGACTACGGTGCTACTCATCATCACTCTCTCCCCACTCACACTCAACCTCCGACCACACCATATCGTCTAGCACGGGATAGTCACTCAGACTCTCACGTACCCTAGTCGCGTCATCCACGGGTAGCAGGATTACTACGTACCGCGCCCACGTCCAGTGTCGATACGTCACGCGCCACGAGTCCTCGACATCACTCAGCACCCGTAGGTTAGCCTCATCCACACTCTCACCCGACAAACTAGGGTCAGGGCAGATATACGCTACCGCGTACACCGTAGCGTCACCCTCCCCCGCCGTATAGCGTGCGTCGTAACTCACGCGCTCCAACACTCCCGGCAGACTCTCAACCGCTACCGTATCACTCATCCTACTTATCCTCTCACTAGTGACTGTTGACACCACGAGTCCCATGTCACTCACCCCCTCGGATTGAATCTCGAGCTGCACGCTCGAGCTCAGCCGCCCACGTCGGGTTAACCCACTCCACGGCGGCAGTCACAGCCTGCCATATCTCCGAGCAACCGTAGACTGTGAACACGTCGCACTCTTGCCCGCCGATGTACACGCGGAATGTCGCGCTACCGTTCCAGATAACCTCGAGGATCCCGTCTCGATAGACGAGAGTCTCTCCCACCGAGAGATTGCGAGTGTTAGTAGTCATTGTCCTGTCCCTTCACTTGACACACTCTTAGTATCGGCGCCACTTAGTCCCGTCCATCATCCTCATCCTTCCCCAATAGAAACGCGTGCAAGTGACAGTAACCTGACGGGTGACTCGCCGCTAACGTTACCGCGCACCACTCAGACTCATCCTCACACGCCGGACACCACACCGTGCTATCTGTATCTCTCATCGTTGCCATATCTCTAGTATCGGCATATCCCACCCCCGACACAATCCCCCAAACGGGTGATACCGTCACACCCTACATAGCACCCCGAATCGTGCTACCAGGGGAGTGCACCTTCTTTAGCAACAAACTGTAGAAAGCACACCCTAACACGCACCACGTATAAGTGAACACACTAGGTGCACTTATCTCCCGGGGATACTTGTATAAGTGAACTCACTAGGTACACTATTGTTGGTCGCAGAGAGACTATGCAGAGTATGCAGACCACTGCATATATGCATAGAACTACGTCACCGTAACTACATCGGTGTGATTCGGCCCCAGTTACTAGATAAGGGTAACCTTACCTAGTGAATAGGTGACTACTCAGCCATAGGTAAGTGTGATGAGGCTACCCTAAGTCGATGGGGAGGGTGGCACGTGACGGTAGCGGAGAAAGTTGACCCCACGGTTTTAAACGTGGCGAGCTATATGCTCTGTGTACCTAGAGACATATCTCTGTAAACGTGTACTAGTGTCGGGTGTGGGTACTAGAGACTAGATTCTTGTCTCTTAGGTGAATGTTGGGTTAACTTTCTCTGTCTTGTGGGGTATGTGTGTCTTGTTCCACCCCCTAGTTACTTAGTGACTAGGTTCCTTAGTCTCAAGTCTGGTGGAGTTAGCAGTGAGTTTACGGTACTCAAGACTCACGAACCGGGACTCACAGTTATCCCAGATAAAGGTTTGACTTGTACTTGTGAGTAACGGTTAGCGAGTACAGTTACTAGTTACTGCGGTTGTTCCCCTTCTTTCCCTGCCTTCTCTGTCACCTTCCGTGCCTTTAGTACATGTAGACGTGTGACGTGAATGAGGGTTCCCATGTGTCCCTGCGTTGTCTGCGTGGCTGTGTCGCGTGGTTGAGCGTGTCTTGATTCGCGTCACACGTCGCTAGCCATAGGGAGGGTGTCATTACTCGCCGTAAGTCACTGTCGATTGAGCACAAGAAGGCTCTGATTCTTGAGCAGATTCAGGCGGGGTTCACTCAGGCTGAGGCGTGTAGAAACGCAGGGGTGTCCCGGGAGAATCTGTACTACTACAAGCGTACGGATGAGGCGTTTAAGGCGGCTGTTGAGAAGGCACGGTGGGGGGAGAAGAAAGAGGTTGAGGTTCGTGAGGTTCCTGACTTCCCTGAGTTCTGTGAAGAGTTCCTGAACGTCAGGTTGTTCCCTCATCAGTTGCAGTGGTTTGACTTGCTTGAGGGTCGTGAGCCTCGTGACTTGCACCCGAGCATGACGTATGAGCCGGGGGATGCTGACACTCTCATCATCAACACGCCGCCTGGTCACGCGAAGAGCAGCACGATCACGGTGATGTATTCGACGTGGCGTGTGGTGAAGAACCCTTCGACTCGTATCGTGATCGTGTCTAAGTCTCAGCGTCTTGCTATTCAGTTCCTTCTCACGATCAAGAACTACCTGACGCACCCTAACTACTCGCGTATGCAGCAGATGTTCGGCCCTGTAGGCGGGTTCGATAAGGACTCATCCTCGTGGAAGCAAGACCTGATCTACGTGTCGAACGATACGCGTGACGTGCAGGAGAAAGACCCTACGGTTCAGGCTATCGGTATCGGGGGTCAGTTGTACGGTGCCCGTGCCGACCTCATCATCCTTGACGACTGTGTGGACAACAGCAACGCGAAGGACTTTGAGAAACAGATTCACTGGATTGAGACTGAGGTTACCTCACGTCTGCCCGAGGGCGGGAAGATTCTCGTGGTCGGGACACGGTTGCAGGCGCAAGACCTCTATAGCGAGTTGCGTAAACCAGAACGTTACGGGGATGTGGATGAAGAGGACGGTTCTCCGTGGACGTACTTCTCTCAGCCTGCCGTGTTGGAGTTCGCTGACGACCCTAAGGATTGGAGAACGCTGTGGCCGTACTGTGATCGCCCTTCGGGTAACAGGGTGATCGCTAACAGTGAGGGGCTGTACGACAAGTGGACGGGGGAGATTCTTTCTAAGCGTCGTCGCCGTATGCCCCCGTCGTCATGGGCCAGGGTGTATCAGCAGGAACAGGTCAACGAAGAGACTGTGTTCCCTATCTCGCTCATCAACTCGTGTGTGTACGGCTACTCCCCAGGCATCATCCCTGACAGCACGGATGCACGTAACCCTACTGCTGGTAGGCCCGGGGGGATGAACGGGCTGCATGTGATCTGTGGTCTTGACCCTGCCTCTGTCGGGTACACGGCAGCAGTGTGTGTCGGGTTGGATTTGAAGGACGGCATGAGGTACGTGCTTGACGTACACAATCAGCCCACGATGAAACCCGAAGAGATGAAACAACTGATCCGCGACTGGCAGGACAAGTACGGGGTGCACGAGTGGCGGATTGAGCGTAACGCCTTCCAGGGCTTTCTCACGCAGGACATGGAAATCCGCTCCTATATCGCCGCTAGAGGCGGGACGCTCGTAGAGCATACGACGGGACGCAACAAGCACGACGAGTTGTTAGGCGTGATGAGCATGTCCTCGCTGTTCACGCAGCAGTTGATACGGCTGCCCCGCCCACAGACTGAGGGAGTGAAGGCACTCATCGAGCAGTTGTCGTATTGGAGTGCTGACCTTCCGAAGAGCAGTAAGACCGACTGCGTTATGGCGTTGTGGTTCACCCACATTCGCTGTTCGGAGTTGGTTCAGACGGTGAGCAGGAGCCGCGCCTTCCATGACAACGCGGCCATGTTCTACACGAAGATGGACATGGACAGCAGGACGATCATCCCGACTACCGAGTTGGTGGCGGCAGGCAGAAGCAGCATGTGGGGCTAGATATGAACGAAGGCAACGACCTCTACAGCAGGTTCGTGCGGCTACGTGGACGGTTCCACGACCGCGATTCCCGCATGGCGCAGGTGAAGGCGGTGCGTGAGGGACGTGTTGCCGAGGTAGCCCCCGACCTGTTCCCCACCTCCGGCCCGTTTCAGCAGCCGATTGTGGCGAACATGATTGACGTGGCCGCAAGGGATATGGCCGAGAAGGTCGCCCCGCTGCCTTCCTTCAACTGTGCTTCCCCGTCGATGCTGTCCGAGGCGGCACGCAAACGTGCATCCCTCAAGACGAAGGTCGCTGTCGGGTACGTGACGAACAGCAACCTGCAAGTGCAGATGTACGACGGTGCCGACAAGTACGTCACCTACGGGTTCCTCCCGATCCGTGTCGAAGCCGACTACGAAACGAACATGCCGTTCATCCGTGTCCTGGACCCGATGGATTCGTACCCCGAGATTGACAGGTTCGGGCGGGTACGTGCCTTCTTTCAGCGTGCCTTGATCGACCGTGACGAGTTCCTTGTCCTGTACCCCGAGTACCGTGCACGGCTCAACATGCTGTCGGGCAGGCACGTTGAGGTGATCTTCTACCACGACGCGAAACAGGATGCGGTACTGCTCGCAGGCGGCGGCGAGGCGGTGATCGTGGACAGCACCCCCAACCTTGTCGGGAAGTGTCTTGTCCGTGTCGCATCACGCCCGGGTGTCACCGACGTTCCCCGAGGACAGTTCGATGATGTGCTGTTCGTACAACTGGCGAAGGCACGGTTCGCACTGCTCGCCTTGCAGGCGGCACACGAATCCGTCAACGCACCCCTCATCGTCCCGAGCGACGTGCCCGAAATCCCGATTGGCCCGGGTGCTGCGATCCGCACGAACAACCCTGCCGGGGTGGGGCGCGTACCGCTGTCCCTGCCGCCTGAGGCGTTCAGCGAACAAGCCGCCCTTGACCGCGAGTTGCAACTTGGGGCACGGTTCCCCGAGGCACGCACAGGGCAGATGGACGCGAGTATCATCACCGGGAAGGGTGTCACAGCCCTCATGGACGGGTATGACTCGCAGATCAGGGCACACCAAGCCGTGTTCGCCGCCACATTGCAGGAGATTGTGTCTCTGTGCTTTGAGATGGACGAGAAGGTCTTTGGGAAGGTTGAGAAGAAACTGCGTGGGTCTGCGAACGGGACTCCGTACGAAATCACCTACACCCCGAAGCCGACGATCAACGGTGACTACACCGTCGATGTGGCCTACGGACTCATGGCAGGGCTTGACCCTAACCGCTGGCTGGTGTTCAGCCTGCAAGCCCGGGCCGAGAAACTGTTTAGCCGCGACTTGATGCGCCGCGAAATGCCGCTCGATATCGACGCGGAAGAAGAAGCACGCAAGGTGGACTTGGAGGACTTGGAAGAGTCTGCGAAGGCAGCGATCCAAGGGTACGCCTCTGCGATCCCGCAACTTGCCGCCGCAGGGCAAGACCCGTCAGGGGCAGTGCAGGCGCTAGGCAAGGTGATCGAGTTGCGCCGGAAGGGCAAGAGTATCAGCGAGGCGGTGCAGGAGGTGTTCGTCCCCGAGCCGGTCGAACCGCCTAACGATCAGTTGCCTGCCACACCGGAAGAGTTGATGGAGCAGGCTACCGCAGGGGCGATGCCCGGGGAGCAGTCGATGCTGCCACCCGAGTCGCAAGACATGGTGGGTGAGGCACCGTCAGGTCGCCCTGACCTTGCCACGATGCTTGCAGGTATCGACGCGAAGGGTCAGCCGACTCTCAGCGGCGGGGTTATGCGTTCTCGGGTGATCTAGATTCCCCGTCTATAGACACCTCATAGGAGGTGCCCGTGACCGTATCAGAGCACTATGAGACGAGCGGCGGGGTAGTTGTCCCGTCACCGCGAAGGCTTCATCCGGCAGATGCGCTCACAGGGGTCGCCTACCTTGGGTTGCAGTTGGTGTCTGCTGTCACCGAAACCGCGAGTTTCGTGTTCTGCATGGCGCTGTCACACCGTGACGCGATAGACGAACGCGCCGCCTTCCTGCGTGACGGCATGAAGGAGATTGAAATGCTCGCCACCGGGAAAGTGCTGGTCAGCGGTGAGGAGTACGGGCAGGCGTGGCAGGACGGCATCGAAGAGGGCTACGTGGCATTCGAGGTTGACGAGGACGATGAGTGAGAACGGTGGTTACAGGCGGCCCCGGAAACCAGCAGCAGTGTCTGGCCCGGGTAAACACGCACGCCGCACAGAC